CGGTTTTTTATACCGATGGAGCCGCGGAGAGTGCCAATCTCCAACATGCACAAAGACCAGAGGCGGCGGCCGTTTCCAGCCCAGACAACGCGGGACTACTGGTGGTTCGCCCTGCTCGAGTCGGAACCGGACGAACCGAGCCCTCCGCCTCGGCCCCGCCCTGAGTCTCGGGAGGAGGCTCGCCGGCGAGCTATCTCCGAAGGGATGAGGCGGAGCCCTCACGTTCGGGACGCCCAGCGCCGGCGGCGGGAGCGGGAGCGTCACTCGGCTGGGTGATGGTTCGAGCTCCGGCCATGGGGGAGAATCCGGCCGGACGAGGAGCGGCGCCGGCGATGGGTTAGCCGCGGCCGACGCCCACGCTTAGGGCCCTGGGGAGATATGCGGAGGGCCCGCGGCGCCGCTCCCCTCGAGGATAGACCCGCTAGTAAATGGCGAGGGCCCCCGGTTCGCCGGCGAGCTCGAACGCCCGCCACCACGCCGCCCGGACGGCGAACGCCGCATCGGTGGGCCGGCCGTCCTCGGGTTGGGAGAGGCGGAGGGAACCGTCCACCGCGGTTCGGGCGGCCACCGAGTCCATATGCGTTTCCACTAGGCCGTCGTGGTCGTGGGCTATCCGGCCCTCGAGGACGGCCCGGTAGAGCTCGTTCGCCGACTGGGCCTCGAGCTCGGCGCCGCCGCCCCACGGCTCGAGCGGCATTCCCTGGCGGCCGAGCTCGCCGAACAGGCGGCTCCGAATCCTCGAGGGATAGGTGATTTCGCGGACCTCCCAGCGGTCCAGGCAGAGCTCGAGGACGCGGGCCACCTGTTCGTCGGAGGGAGCCTCGGCCGCCCAAACGTGGAAAACGGAGCCGTCCAGGGCGGCCGCCTCGATAGCCAAGGTCCGTTTGTAGGTTCCCCAGACGGCGATAACCACCTCGGCGCCGTCCGGCGGCGATGGCGCCATGGGACAGGCCGCCCACGCTCCGGGCGGGAGCCATCCGGCGGCCTGTTCCACCCATTGGCCGAGGTGGTAGGTCCGGAACGTGGCCTCCGGCATGAGCTCCGCCTGGACGCCGAGGGCCGTCTCGTTCATAAAGCCGGCGGCTATCCCCGGATTCGCCTGGCGCCACGCTCGGCGGTCCATGAGCTCGGCGCCGGCGGGCGCCGACCATTCGAGATAGGAGACGCCGCTGGGGAGCTCGCCGGCTAGATGCTCCTCCCGGATTCGGTGGAGGATATTCGGCTCGAACCCTGGGGTCCCGATGCCGATGAGGCGGGCGTCCGGGCGTTTGGCGAGGCGAGCTATCAGGGCCTCGATGAGCTCATCGGCGGAGAACCCCACCTCGTCCACGATGGCGAGCGAGAAATTTAGGCCCTGGAGGCTCGAGAGCCTGGCGGGATGGGCGGCGAGCCTCGAGCCGGTGGGCCGAAACTCGAGGATGCCAGGGTTGGCGTACCAGACGCAGAGCTCGGCGAGCATCGGCGAGAGCTCGACGAACCGTTTCGCCGTCTCTACCACGATGGCGGCCTGTTCTCGTTTCGTGGCGAGGACGTCCACCTCGGCGTAGGCGTCCCCTCGGCAGAGCCGTTCGATGGCGGCGCCGGCAAGGAGCGTGGATTTCCCGTTCGCCGCCGGAATCGAGACGAACGTAGCGAGGGAATCGTAGAGCGTTCGGATGATTTCCCGCTGGAAACCGGCGAGTTTCATCGGTTCGCCGGCGCCGTGGCCAACCGGGACCGGGAGGTATTTCTCCACCCAGCGAATCGCCCTGGCGCTCTCCGATTTCGTTCGCCAGCCAACCCATGGCGGCGTCTCGATAAGCCGGAGGTCCCGTTTCGGGCCCTTGGCCGAGAGGGAGCGGTCAACCGTCTGCCAGGCCATTCCTCGCATTCTCTATCGGAAAGGTGGGAAAGGTGGTAGCCTCGAGCGGTGCGCCGTCCACGCCTCCGGCGCCGTGCACTACCGGCGCCTAGCGTTCTCGACCCGGACCTAGCCGGCCTCCACCCCACCTCGATTAGCTATTACCTCGAGACTGGGCTATGGGCCTCGCCGTACCTGGCGGCCAAAGTCGGAACCGTGGCCCGATGCCTCCAGCTAGTGGCCCAGCAAATCTCGACGCTCCCGCTCCGGTTCCGTGGCGGCTACGAGCCGCTCTGGGTCTCGAACCCAGACCCCATATGGTTCCCCGGCGGCATCGGTTCCGCCGTATTTGCAGCGGTTTTCGGAATGTACGCCTGGGGGGACGCTTTCCTTTGGGCCACCTCCCGCTACGAGACGGGATACCCCCAGACGTTCACCGTCGTGGACCCCGCCGCCGTCACCGTGGAGGCGGCGCCAGGCGGCGGCCGCCGCTACCGGCTCTCGGACGGCTACCTCCCGGAGGAGGACGTCCTCCAAATCTCGAGGAACCCCACCGGCGCCCTCCGCGGCACCTCCGCCCTCGAGGGCTACGCCGGGAACGTGGCCTCCGCGGCCGCCGCCGAATCGTTCGCCGCCGAGACGTTCTCGAACGGCGGTATCCCCTGGGCCGTCCTCCAGCCGGCCCGCCGGCTAAGCGCCGAGCAGGCGGCCGAGCTCCAGGGCCAGTGGATGGCGAGGGCCGCCGCTCGAGGAGCGGCGCCGGCCGTCATTCCGCCCGACGTCTCCTACAAGGAATTTGCGTTTAATCCGAAGGACCTGGCCCTAATCGAGACGAGGGAATGGGACTCGAAACAGATAGCCGCGGCGTTCGGCGTTCCCGCGTTCATGCTGAATATGGAGCAAGCGGGCGGCCTGAACTACTCGAACCCCGAAATGCTATTCGGGACCTGGTGGCGGACGGAGCTCTACCCATCCGCCCACCGAATCGCCGCCCACCTCTCCACCTGGCTCCCCCGCGGCTCCTGGGTGGAATTCGACCCCTCGATTCTCCTCCGGCCAGACCTCAAAACCGAGGCGGAGGTTTGGACCGGGCTCCTCGAGAAAGGCGTGGTAACCGAGAACGAGGTTCGGGCCGCCGTCCTAGACCTCCCACCGCTCGAGGCCGGCGAGGCCCTCGAGCTCATCGACGAACCGCCAGGCGCCAAAACCTCGGAGACCCAGCCGGCGCCGGCGCCACCCGCTCTGGAGGTGATACGCGGATGACCACCGAGGAGATTCTCCACCGGACATTCCCGCTCCGGCTCGAACGGAGCTCGGACGGCCGAACGCTCGAGGGATGCGCCGTCCCCTACGGGGAGGCCGCCGAGGTAGACGACGGCCGCGGCCGCTACTACGAGGTTTTCGAGGTGGGAGCGTTCACCAGGAACCTCAAAGCGCCGGCCCGGATAGAGCTCCGGTTCGAGCACCGCGACGGCCTCACGGACATTGTGGGCCGAGCCCTCGAGCTCTCCGAGGAGGCGTCCGGCCTCTACGGCTCGTTCCGCGTATTCGGCGGGCCCATCGGAGACCACGCCCTCGAGCTCATCGAGGAGGGCGTCCTCCCAGGGCTCTCCGTGGGATTCGTTCCGCTCCGCCGAGGGACGCCGAAACGAACCGCGGAGGGAACCATCGTCCGGGACCTCTGCCACCTCGAGGAGGTTTCCCTCTGCCGGCGGCCGGCGTATGACCGGGCCGTCATCACCCAGGTTCGCTCCGCCACCGTCCTCCGCCGGGAGCTCGAGCTCCCAGAGCCGCCGCCGGAGCCTCACCTCGAGCGGCTCCGGGCCGTGGGGATCGAGGTGAGGAGGGTTTGACGGCCCAGAGCCGGAGGCGTATCCTCGCCGCCTAGAACGGCACCCCGGATACCAGGGCCAACAGCGGACACCCCCGGTAGAACTCGGACACCTCCGCGGCCGGCGCCCTAGCCACCGGCACCCCGTAGCCCACTAGTAACGGATGGAGGGATTACGGGAATGCCGAACGCCGTTCTCCAGCGTCTCGTTAGCGAACGAGAGCAGGTAAACGAGGCCATCGATTCCATCCTCGGCGCCGCCGAGTCCGAGGAGAGAGACCCGTCCGACTCCGAACGGGAACTCATCACCCGCCAGAGGGCCCGCCTCGAGGAGCTCGAGCCGCAAATCGGCGAGCTCCTAGACCTCGAGGAGGCCCGTGAGAGGGCCAGAGACGCCCGGACCGTCCTCACCAGGCCCGGACTCCCCGCGGCGCCTCCGGCGCCCTCAGCGGCGTCCCCAGCGCCGGAGGAGGCCGTCTACCGGACGTTCGCCCAGTTCGCCCGCGACGAGCTCATTTGCCGGTTTGACAAAATCGCCAACCGGGCCGGCCCCGGAGCTCGAGAACAGGCCCAGGAACGCCTCACCAGGGCCGTAGCCAACACGCTCACGGCCGATATCCCTGGGCTCCTGCCGAATCAGCACCTCGCCCAAATCATCGATGTAATCGACAAGGCGAGGCCACTCGTCCAGGCGAGCCGCCAAATCGGCCTCACCGCCGGGAAGGTCACCTATCCGAAAATCACCCAGAGGCCCATCGTCGGCGAGCAAACGGCCGAGAAAACCGAGCTCCCCTCGCAGAAAATGACCGTGGCCATGGTGGAGGCAACGGCCAAGGTCTACGGCGGCGCCGGGGACCTCTCATGGCAGGACATTGCGTGGTCCAATCCGGACGCCCTCTCCCTCTGGTTCGACCTGGCGGCCGAGGCATACGCCGCCCAGACGGAGAACGCCACCGCCGCCGAGCTCGCCACCGCTCCAGCCGCCCCCGTTGTCATCACCGCTCCGGTGGACCTGGCGAAATTCCTGGCCGCCGCCGCCGACGTCGCCGCGGCTATCTACACCGATACACGCCGGCGGCCGGACACCCTCGGGATGAGCGTGGCCGATGGCTACTCCCTCCTGGCGTTCGTGGGGAACGTCTCCCCGGTTTTTCTGGCCTCGGCCGGCTCCGGGAGCCTCACCTCCGGCTCTGGGAACGTGGGCGGATTCAACCTCGTTATCTCGCCCAGCCTCGCCGACGGGACCGCCTACATCTACGATTCCTCGGCCCTCCTCACCGCCGAGACGGCCGGCGCCCCGGTGGAGCTCCGGGCCGTAGAGCCGTCCATCGCCGGTTTCGAGGTGGGCGTAGTCGGAGCGTTCGCCGCCGAGCTCATGGAGCCGGCGGCCGCCGGGAAAATCACCGTCCCGCCGATGGCGTTCGCCGAGGCTGGAGGTACGGCTAAGAAGTGAGCTACGCCACGGTTGAGGAACTCGCCGCGGCCCTCCGCGTCCGAGTCACCGCGGAGAACCAGGACGCCCTCCAGCGGTGTCTAGACGCCGCGGCCGAGGAAATCGACCACGAAATAGACTGGCCGGTGGGAGCGGCGGCCCCCGCCGGCCAGTACCTCGAGGAGCCGGGGACTCACCTCTCCGTCATCGTCTCGGCGCCGTTCGTTTTCTCGTCCTCGAACGTTATGGCGGACCCAGGCCCCGGCGGATTCCGAGCCGATAAGGTCTCGCCGGCGAACGTGGCCGAGCTCGCCTTCTCCGTAACGGACTCGGAGGGAAACGATAGGTCCGGGCTATTCGAGCTCGCCGCCGGCGGGACCATCATCATTTCCGGGGACGGCCAACAGGCGTTCCTCACCGTCACCGCCGCCGTAACGGATAACGGCTCCTGGGTCCTCGTCCCCGCGGACTACCTCGGCGGCCCCATGGCCCTCGAGGACGGCGTGGTCTATGACGCCGGCACCGTAACCGAGGTAGAGGAGCCCATCCCGTCCCCGGAAACAGGGCTACTCAACCGCGTAAACCTCCTCCGCGGCGTGGAATGGTGGAAAGCCAACGATGCCGCGTTCGGCGTAATCGGATTCGACCAAACCGGCGTCCTCCAGGCGCCGCGGGACGGATTCGCCCGCCACGCCGCCACCCTCACCCCGCAGAAACGCCAGTGGGGAATCGCCTAATGGGAGCCCTCCGCCTCGAGGAGGTGAGGGCCGCGGCCGCCGCCGCCCTCGAGCCGGCCGCCGACTCGGACCCCGAGGTTCTCCTAGACGTCGTGGACGCCCTCCACCCGCCGGCGCTCCTCCTCCTCTGGACGGACCCGTTCCTCGAGGCCCAGAGCGTGGGAATGGGGAACGGTTATGGCCTCTGGGAGGCCAGGTTCGAGGTTCTCGCCGTGGCCTCGAGAGTAGAACCGGGCCCCGGAATGACCAGGCTCGAGGAGCTCGTTTCGTTCACCATCGGCCGGCTAACCCAGGACGAGAACGCCTGGCCGCCGGATTCCTTCTATGCGCCACGCCGGTTCGATATCGGCGGCGTCCCATACCTCGGAGCCCGGATGGTTTTCCGCGTTCCCGTCACCCTCTAGGAGGAGAACCATGGCCGAACCCAAGCCTCTGATTTTGACGGATGCGAGCCTTAAGCTCGGCGTCACCCCGTCCGACGCCTACGCCGCCCTAAAGGAGCTCGCCTGCGTTACCTCCCATATCGAGCTCTCGCCGGACGTCTCCACTACCACCGTGGATACGATGTGCGGCTCGAAGGACTATCCGGGAACCGTGAAATGGTCCCTCGTAGCCACCCTCGTACAGTCCTTCGATACGGACGCCACCGAGGACGTTCTCTCCCAGGCCCTCGCCGCCTCCGAGGCCGCCGGCGGCGCCGCCATCCCATTCGCCGTCCAGGGCTACAAGGGGATTCCGGTGGGCGACGATAACCCCGTTTGGACCGGGAACGTCATCCCCCAGCCGTACTCCCCCATTAACGGGGACGCCGGGGACGCCTCCGAGGTGGA